TATCGACCCGGTCGGTGAAGACGCGGGCACCGACAGCGGTGGCGCCGTCCAGGGCAGCGGCGGCAGCGAGGCGGATGGCGGTGCGGATGTGGCTCATGCGACCGCCCCGAGCGTGACGTGGGACTCGCTGCCATCGATGAGGGATAGCGGCTCTTCGCGCACCTTGTAGGTGACCGCACCGACGACGATGTGATCGCCCCGCTTGACGATGGGCCAGGCGCCCGTGGGGTAGCGCACAGAGGGCTCCATGATGAGCAGGCCCTCCAGCACGGTCTTGCCCGGCGCGGCATAAACGCCGCGTACAGACGTCTGCACGCCGCTGGGCTGCGCGATGTGGGTCATCGTGTCGCCGAGCAGCGAGTAGAGGCTTGTGAGTGCCGGGCCAAACATGCTGATCAGCCGTTGAGCTTGACGCTGACGACGGTGGTGCTGGCAGCGGCGGCGGCGAAGGCATAGCCGGCCTGGGTGTTACCCGACGCGGTAGTGGTCATGCGCTTGTTGGTGTTGTCCCAGTACACCAGGGCGCCTTGGGCGATGACGTCGGTACTGAGCTTGGGCACACTGAAGACGCCGGTCACTTGTACCGAGCCGGTTTTGCCGTTGGCGATGGCGGTGAGGGCGACGCCGAAGCGGGCGCCGACGAGCACGCCATCACCCACTGCGATGTTGGCGCCGGCGGTGTAGTCAAGCACCTGCCCGGGCTGTTGGAACTTGGAGGTCATAGCTTTCTCCTGGTACGGAATCGGGGGCCGGACCGCGCGCGGTGCGCGGCCCGTTGGGGGTTACACGCCGGCGTTGGTGACGGTGCCGCGGTAGTCGGTGGCGCCTACGCCAAAGTCGAGCCGCACCTTGTAGCGGCCGCCATCCACGTCGAAGCCGTCTTGCAGCTCGATGTAGGGCTCCTGGATGCCGTCAAGGAAGACGACCTCGATGCACGGCGCATCCGTCGGCGCGGCGAAGCTGTAGCGGCGGGTGCCGGCGACGCGCGGGGTATCCACGATGTCGGCATACAGGCCGCGCACCTTGTTGGGGGTGTTCTGGGCCTTGTTGCTGACGGCATCCACGTCGAACTCGGCTGCGTTGAGCACGCGGGCGGCGCCACCCAGGCCGGGGTTGACCAGCAGCACCGAGGGGCGCAGGTCGAGGAAGTCGTTGCCGGCGGGGTCTTTCTGGCCTGCCATGAGCACGCGGTCAGCATCCACCGAGGCGACGGACAGCGCGGCACCGGTGCCGATGTTGCCGTGCGTGGCGTGGTAGAGCGTGATGCCGTCATCCATCACCGGGCCGAGGCCCGCGTTGAGCGCCAGCAGGGCGTACACGTCGGCTTCTATGGTGCGGCGGGCGGCGCGGCCGAGCTGGTTGGCGAGGCCGATGAATACGCCAAGGTCATCATTGACCACGGCCTGACGGCTCAGGTTGATGACGTTGCCCTTGGTGCCGGCGCGGATGGTGGCCTTCTCGCCGTCAGCGATAGTTTTGTTCTTGAACTCGCCCAGCTCGTTGAGCGGATCGAGGTTGGAGAGCGAGCCCAGCCGGTAGCGCGGGTGATCGCGGAAGTCCGCCACGGCGCCGGTGGCGCAGAAGCGCGACCAGGTATCCGGGGCCACGGCGTAGGCACTTTGCAGCGTCTTGTGCATGGCATTTTCGAGCAGGATCGGGAAGTCGCTGGTGCCTTGGGTAAAGGCGGCGGCGACGACTTCCATCTTCGAGAGGCCGCGATGGTTGAAGCCGGCTCGATCGAGCGAGGCGCGGGCCATATCGAGCAGGGTGTCGCCACGGTAGGGGTTGCCGGCCGCGACGATCTTGCGGGTAGCCCCGTCGGCCACACCAGCGCGCACCATAATGGCAGCGGCATACGCGGCGTGGCGCTTGTCGGTCTCGTCTTCGACGGTTTCGATGCGTCCGCCGGCCAGCGGCTCAGCGCCTGCACCCAGGTGGGCAAGCAGCTTGCTCTGGGCTTGCGCCACGTCGACCTGCGCATCGTCGGCAAGCTTGGCGATCAGGTCGGCCACGCCGGTACGGGCAGCGAACGGGATACCCAGCGCCTTGATGCTGGCGCGGCGGGCTTGGTCTTGCACAAGGGCTTCGGCCTTGATTTCGGCTTCGGTCTTGCCGGACTGGTTTGCAGCCGCCGGCGGGGTGACGGTATTCGTCATGGTGTACTCCGTGGTTGGTGCGGCGGCTGCCGCGGGGTGTGATGCACCCGGCATGCGCTCACGCTGCAGGTAGGCCTGCGCAGCGATGCCGTGATAGGTGATGGATTTGTCGCCCAGCGCGAAGGTGACGCTGCCGCCTGGGCTGTAGCGGGCGCTGGCCATGACGGAGAGGCTGGCGGCCATGGCGGGGTCTGCAGCGGTGCCAACAACCTCATCGATCCAGCCGTCGGCCAAGGCTTCGGCAGCGGTGAAGTAGTGATCGGTGCTATCGGTGAGCAGGGCGAGCACTTCGGCTGCGGGCTTACCGGTCTTGGCGGCGTAGCTGGTGGCCATGGCCTCGGCCCACTTGTCGAGGACGTCGGCCTGCTCGCGCAACTGAGTGGAATTTCCGCCGGTATTCATCCATGGCGCGTGAATCATGAGCATGGCGTTTTCGGCCATCTGCACCACATCACCCGCCATGAGGATCAGGCTGGATACGGAAAGCGCCCAGCCGTCATTGACGGTGATGACGGTGGCCGGGTGACGCTTGAGCGCGTTGTAGATGGCCAAGCCATCGGGCACTGATCCACCGATGCTGTTGATGCGCACGGTGAGCCGCTGCACATCGAGAGCAGCAATGTCTTTGACGAACTGCGCAGCGGTTACCGTTTCGGCATACCAGCTCTCGCCGATATCGCCGTAGATCAGTACCTCTGCGCTGGCGGGCGCGCCCTCACCCGCCGCCTGCGGGGCGGCGCGCTTGATCTGATACCAGGGCTTTGACATTCGGGCCTCTCTGCATTGGGCCGCTCATGAGGGAGCGACTGATGGATGCAGAGTGCCGGGTTGGCTGTCCAATATTCAGGGGGTGGATTGGACGATTTTTGGGGGCGGGTGAAAGACTGTGCGCAGGCAAAGAAAAAGCCCGCCGAAGCGGGCTTGGTGCGTGGTGCGTGGTGCGTGGCGAGTGGCGAGTGGCGAGCAGTCTTGGCTACGGCAGCGTCAAGACGACGCCACCCTTGATCGCGCCGTTGTTGGCTGAGTTGAAAGTTGCCGGGAGGATGACGCCAGATGCGTTGTTTGCGTCCCATTCCTCAACCAGCCCGCGCGTTACGTCAGCAACGCCCATGTCACGCAACACCCCGCGTACATAACGATCGCGGCCTTCTTGCCGGGTGAACCCGACGTTATAGACACGAGCAAAGGCAAATAGTATCTGCTGCGAGTAGCTGACCACACCGCTGTCATTGATTGCGCCGATATAAGTCGGGCGCGAGGTTAGACCAGCAGGCACTAGGTTACCGACTGCAATACCAACCACAGACATATCGATGTTGCGGTGGCGGATGAGCTTTCCGTTTTGCTGTAGCCACCATTTGCCGTTGCCGTCATGGCTCATGATGTAATGCACGGGCTTGTTGAATGGCACGGTGTTTCCACAGCGCCAGGTGCTGCGGATATCGCCCGTGCTGGGGCCTGTGGTGTCATTGGGCAGCAGATAGCGATCCGTGACGATGCCTCCGATCTGCGGGCCGCTCCATCCCTCTCCGTAACAGTCGGGGGCATTGATCAAGATGCCCCAATTTTGCGAGTTCGGGACGTTACCCTTGCCCGCTACACCTACCCCACCGCCGCGAATCATCAGCGCGCCACACGCGGTCTTGGCGCTGTCGCTGTAGGCGACGGAACCGAACCATTCGAGGGTGATCGCGCCACCGAATTTGAGGCTGTTATCCGTCCCGCAATCAATCACGCTAGCAAGTCTGCGGCCCGCCAAAGACACCACCTTGCGGCCCGCCAGGCTCGGTTCAACAGCTTGGGCTGGCACGTCGGCATGATCGAAGAAGGCAATATAGTGCAGTGTCTTGCCGGACTCGTTCAGATTGGCATTACCCAAAGTAAACCCGGTGGCAGTAAGCGTGACTTCACCACTCTGCAGCGCAATTCCAGACACAGACATTGTTTTGCCGCCAGTGGTGTCGGTAATAATCCGCATCGGTCGGTTTGCTGTGTTGCCCTCTTGAATCAACCACAGCATGCGGGGCTGGCGCCCCAAATTGACTGCGCGATTGGTTGTACCGTCGCCCGGAATAGACCCTTGTGCGATTGATGCGCAGGCGCCAAAGAAAATCGCATTGATAGCTTCGCCAAGCTGAGTAGCGGGCGTCAGTTCGTTGACCTGAATCGACGTACCGACTGTCATCTGGCCTGTGCCCAGCGCCGATACGCCGTTAGCCGTGACTGCCCCGGTCATTGTGTCGACGTTGTTTTGCCCGGCCAGCATGAACACGGCGCTGATGGCCGTATCGCGTTTGATCAGCGCCGCAGAAATGGTCAGCGTTTCATCGGCTAGAGGGATGACGTGGCCCGCGAGCCCGTTACCCATCCACGATGCATAGGTCATTGCCAAAGTCGCGGACCTTGCTACCACTGCCCAATGAAACTGCACGCCTACAGCGTTGACGGTTTGATCAAGCCCGAGCCAGAAACCACCTTTGACCGGTCGAATGCGATTGGGGCCGGATTGCAGCGACCCCATACCCTCGGTTCGGTCCATCCATGGCACCGGGATGCGACAAACCATCTGATCGGTGCTGTCTGACTTCAGGATGATGAGGGGGTCGTGGGCGGGGTCGAGCCACGGGACGGAGATAAATTGACGTTTGCCATTGCCAACGCCGGGGCCGGTAGCGATAGCCATCACTCAACCTCAAGGGTGAACGTGCCAGTGCCTGTGACAGAGGCATACACCCCGTTGATTACTGGCAGGCCGGGAACATCGCCCTGCTTGATGACAAACTCAACGCCAGCGGTCATCGCCGCAGAGGTAAACAGCGTCGTGCCGGAGGCGGCGGAGGCGTTGTCGTATAGCGTCAAGACAAGGCCAGAGCCGGTATTGCATTTGATTTTTAGCAGAGTGACGGGGGTAGCCACCACCGATCCCGTTACCGAAAAGTTGATGGGGTTGCCAGAGACATCGGCGCCACCAGACCCCAGCGTAAAGTCCGGGTCCTGAACGTCGAATTTCTTGCCGTCTGGATTGAGCGCAGCAGCGGTGCGCAGCGTCTCACTGATCAACGCAGTGCGGCGAGCAGCACCAATGCCGAGCAGGTAGTTGGCCAGGTCATCGGCCAGCGGATAGGTGGTGCCTTTCTCGTAGTAGCCGCCGCTGCCGTTGGGTCGGCGCACCAGCATTTGTACTTGTGTCGTCATGGCTTTAGGTCCTGTTCGGCAAGCAACGCGGCGAGCACGTCGGGGGCGGTTGATGTGGTGAAGGCCACGCCTTTTTCGAGGCACTTGGCGCGCCAGGCGCTGATCTGTTCAAGCACGTCGGCGGGATTGGCGCCGCGGCGGCGGATCATTTCGACTTCAGACGCGAAGCCGGCCTTGACGAGCGTTTCGCAGGCGACGGCTTCCTTCAGGGGATCGATCCAGGGCATCGCTTGTGCGACGTAGAGGGCGTCGTTTTCGGTGCCGGGCACAACGTCGGTGGGGGTTGGCACGACGCCGGAGAGGTGGGCGACGGCCACGAACTCTTCCCATACGGGCTGCACCCACTGGCTGACAAAGTCATCGGCGAGTACGGCGTAGTGCACCCACTGTTCGACCAGCTCCTGCCGTTGCGAGCTGAACGTTCCGTCGTAGTTGCGGCTGATGCTGGAGTAGCTGCCGCCCAGGCCGGCGGCCACGGCTTTGAGCTGGCCGCTGCGGAAAGGCAGGAGGTTTGGGTTGGGGCGCTTTGAATCGATGAGGCCGATTTCTTCACCAGCCTGCAGGCCGTCAATGATTTGTCCGGGCTGCAGTGCGACGGTGCGTGGCTCGCTGCCAGCGCTGGTGTCGTACATGTCGGGCTGGCCTTTGCGCACGTATGCGGTGAGCATGGCGGCGATTTTTGCGGCGACACGCTCGGACTCTTCGTAGTCTTTGATGTCTTCAAGGCGGGTGATGACGCTGGCGAATTCAGACACGCCGCGCAGCTGGTGGATGCGATCGATGCATGCGATATGCAGCATGCGGTCTGCGCTGACGCGCTTGAGGTCGGCAGCGGAGACCATGCGGCGGTCATCGGGGCCACGCTTGTACACGTAGTAGCCAGTGGGCTGGCCCCAGGCGTTGCGCTCGATGCCTTGATAGACGCTGGTGCCGGAGCTGTAGTCGCTGGGGACCATGTCGGCCTCAAGCAATTCAAGCGAGTACGGCACGCGGGTGTTGTGGTCGAGCAGGCGGACGGGGCCGGCCAGGCGCTGGGCGAAGCATTCGCCATCACGCAGCCAGGCTTTGCAGACCATGCGCTGCACACGCGACCAGGCAAAGCGCCGGGTGACTTCGGGCGAGCGCTCCCAGTCTCGGTAGGCTTCGAGCAGCGCTTTTGCGTAGGCCTCATGGATGGAGCCGTCAGCCCGGCGGGGCTGGGGTTCGATGCCGATGCCATTTGGCCCGACGACGCAATTGACGAGCACTCGCAGGGCGCCGCGGGCAATGTCGTGATTGCGTTCGAGGTGGCGGGCCTGGGTGCGCAGGTGCGAGGCACTGCGCTGCACCAGCTCATTGATGCTTTGTTTGTCGCGCCTGAACTTGCGCTGACGCGAGGGCTCTGCGGCTTCGTATTGCGCGAGGATTTTGCGAGCCTGTGCGCGGCGCAGGCCTCGCTCTGGCGCGAAGAATCCGATGGCCTTGTCGATGACGTTCACCGCTGACCCCCGGATAGATCGGCGACCGAGAAACTGATGCCGCCGAAGGTGGGGGCGCCTGCGGCGGTGCGTTGCTCGCCGGCGACACGGGTCTCCCATTCTTTGCGGCCGGCGCGGATCTCGGGCAGGTCTTCGTGCCGGAGCATTCGGTCACCCAGGCGGGTCTCTTTACCCGTGAGTAGCGCGGACTCGGCGGCGAGGTAGAGGGCAAGCATGTCGGTAGCGGTGCTCATGCTCGCTACCGTAGCGGGGCGCTTGTCCAATATTCAGGGGGTAGATTGGACGGTTTTTCCTTCGCTCAGAATCCGATACAGGTTTGCCCGTCGAATGTTGTAGAGGCGCATCAGCTCTGCCGCATTGCGGCCCGTCCAGTCTCTTCGAATCGCGGCATCTCGGCGTGCGAGATCGGCGATCTGGCGCTTGGGGCAGTAGAGGTATTCACCGCCAAAGCGCTGTGACATGACACCCAGGGTGCTCTCTGCGATGCGGCAGGCGTCTTGCTCTGACATGCCGGCTTCATCGCGTAAGGCGCTGGTGAGGATGTAGAGCAGGGAGACCAGCCGGTCTTCGACGGCGGCGATTGGGGTGGTGGTCATAGACGGCTGCTCCAGTCTGACTTGCCGACTACCCCCGCCATGGGTGCGGCGGGGCGCTGTGTGGATGGGTTGGATATGGTGGCTGTGTCGACCTTGTCCGCGGGGCGCATGCCTGGGCCCTGGTGTGTGTTGAGGGCGGCTTCAATGGCCTCCCATTCGAGTTGTGTTTTGCGGTGCAGGCGGAGCTCTGGGTGATGCGTGGCGGCGTAGGCATAGCCCCAGGTATCGAGCGGTTCATTGCGGACGCCGCGCTTTTTCTCGAAACGGTTCTTGCTGGGGTTGTAGGTTTCGGCGACGAGGCCCGTGAAGTAGGTGTCTTCGAGCTGGTCGGAGAAATGGCCCTGGCGCACGGCGGGATCGCGCGAGGCGTCGGCTGACAGCACTGAGTAGAGGTGATGTTTGATGGCGACGGTACCGACGTGGTGGATGGTGACGCCACGGCGGTCTAGCTTGTCGCGCCAATTCACGTCTTGCAGCTTGCCTTTGCTGAGCACCGGGGCGTTATTGGGTACGGCGCCAAAGATGCACAGCGGGCGCTTGATGCGGCGGCTGCGCACGAACGCCTTGACGGCCTCGGTACGGTGGCCACCGGCATCGATCGCGGTGGCCTGCACCACCAGCTGCGCGCCGCTGGCGTGCTGCACGGGGCGGTTGAGCAGATCGGTCAGTGAGACCCATACGGCATCGTCGGCCGGGTCGCCGGGCAGCTCGATGTAGTCGATGACCCACCAGGTTCCACCCCTTCCCCAACCGATGATGTGAACGGCGAGCCGGTTGTCTTGGGTATCAACCCCCGCGGTGAGCACCAGGGCGCCCGCTGGTGCGGTGCGTAGTGCGTAGGCTTCGGCCCGATCGGCAATGGCGTTGTGCTTGACGGCCCGCATGGCGGGGTCTTCCCAGGCTTCGGCGAGCCGGTCATTGACAAAGGTCTTGAGCTTGGCGAGGTCGTTCTGGGCGCTGACCCACATTTCGGCCAGCGTGGCCCAGCGCGGGCCAAGCCCGATCTGGTAGTAGAGGCAGTTGATGTGGTAGCCGCGGATTTTTGAGTCGGGGTTTTCTGGCACCCAGCGGCCGGCGGCGATCATCTCGCCCTTGTGGCGCTCATCGATCAGGGCGCCGCACTCGCGGCAGATGTACCAGGCGCGCAGGGTATCGGCGGACCAGTGCAGGCCCGACCATTCGAGCGGCTGATATTCATCGCAATGCGGGCATGGCACCTGGTAGCGCCGGCGGTCTGACTTTTCGTACAGGGCTTCGATGCGCGAGAGGCCCTTGATCTGCGGCGTGCTGATATACAGGCGCTGGTAGGTGCCTGGGAATGCAGAGGTGCGGCCGTTGAGCATTTCAACTGGATCATCACCGCCGGTGAGGTTGGCGGCGAATTCGTCCAGCTCGTCGGCGATGACGCGGCGCACGGTGGTGGATTTGAGGCGCTGCGGGCTGCCGGCATGCTCGATGTACAGCTGGCCGCCTTCGAAGTCTTTGAAGGTGCGGGTGTTGGACGAGTCGCGCGAGGCCACGGAGGTGAGGGCCTGCTTGACGACGGGGCTCTCGTCAATCATGGGGTTGAGCTTCTGATTGACCCACTTTTCCATGCTGACTTCGCCCGGCAGGCAGACCATGACGGGGCCGGGGTCTTCGGTCATGGTGTAGCCGATGACGTTGGCGGCGAATTCCGTCTTGCCAAACTGGATCGGGAACATGCACACCACGTCATGCACGCCGCTGCGGGCAGAGAGGCAGTCCATGGGCTCGCGCAGCGGGGGGTTTGCGTCGGTGCGCCAGCGGCCCGGCTTGGCGCTGCCCTTGGGTGAGAGCATGCGATTAGCATCGGACCATTGCGACACGGTGATTTTTCGGCGCGGGCGCAGGCTGCGTGCCAGGGATGAGATCAGGATCGCGCGGCCGTCTGCTGTCATGCGGCGGGGTCTTTGAGCAGGTTGGTGAGGCCAGCGGACAGGTTTTCGAGCGCGCTTTCGACGTGCTCTGCCAGCAGGGTGCGGATGCGGGTTTCGTCTTCGATGCCTACGAGCAGCGGGGCAAGATCGTCCGGGATGCGCTCGAGCGCGCGGCGCACCGCCTGGCCGACCTCGGCAGTGGCGTTGCGCACCGCATCGGATTCGACCAGCACGCCGATGCTTTTTTCGTAGTCGGCTTTGGCTTGCAGGGATTTGTAGTGCTCGGTGCGGGCGCGGGCGGACTGGAAGTCTGAGGTGCCGGCTTCGTCATCCGTGCTTGTGCCCTGCCCTGCTGGCGGCTGTGCGGGCTCTTCGGGCTGGCGGGCGCGCGCTGCGCGCGAAGGGTCTTTGGTGGCGGCGATGCGAGCGATGGATTCGGCCACCTGGATGACCTTGCCATCAGCGCTGAGCACGAGGCGGCCGTCGTGCTTGAGCTGGGTGATGTAGGAGCGTGCGCAGCCCAGTCGACGGGCGAATGCGGCCGGGGTTTCGGTGGCGGGCACTGGCAGCGCGTTCATGCTCACGACTCCATCGCCGCGCGGAAGGCGAAGTGGAACGTGGCGTCGACCGCCCGGTTTCCGATCCGTTGGAGATCGAAGCGCTTGGCGTAGCGACCGCCCTGAACGTAGACGATGACCATTCGAGACCCAAAGCTCGAACCAATACCAACACCAAACTGCCGCCGCTGGTAGATGCCTGGTGGCAAGCCCTGCTTGTTGCCGGGCAACATGACGAAGAACGTGCCGTTGCGCTTCTTGTTGCGGGCGATCACCTTGGCATCGTGGCTGCGGTTCCAGTAGCCGCTCAACAGCTCGGTGCCGATCTGGCTGATGATCTTCATGAGGAATCCGCGCCCCACGTTGCCAAAGCCATCCAGCCCCAGCCCGCGGGCCGGTGTTGCAATCCATCCCTTTGGCATCACCCCTGCCGCTTGCAGCGCCTTTTCGAAGCGCTTGAGGCCGCGCTGGAAGGGCAGGCCTGCCACCATGGAATCCATGTAGCGGGCCTGGTAATCCTTGAAGGCAATGCTGGCCTCGATGGTGCTGTTGCGGTAGTTCGCTGGCCGCACCACCACGCCTTGCAGCGTGAAGGGTGTCGGGCGATCCAGCTTGCTGCGCATCTCGGCCTCTAGCAGCACCTTGGAATGCTGGGCGGTCTTCGTGAGCGCGATGGCGGCGCAGCGCTCGACCTTGCGCGAGACTTTGTCGGTGATGGATAGCGCGCCGAGGAGGGATACGGTGGTGTTGATTTGCATGGCTATGCCGCCAGGCCTTCCAGCTCTTCGACGGCATCGGACGCGTCATTCGGCATTGAGAACGTAACGTGCCACGTGCGAGTGGAGTCGTAAGCAGAAACCCCATCTCGATATTCGTTGTCGTTGTCGTAGAGAACGTGGCTAATGCGAACGTCTATCGCTCCCGCGTCGTGAAACCACTTCGCTACGCGCGTTGAGTCATTGAATTCGCTATCCCAAATGTAGAGAGCTGCCCACCACCAGCCGGGCTCATCCTCACAAATGATTGCGCACTCCCCAATGCACCCGCTTTGCGGGCACTGGCCTTTGTGCATGTGGCCGTTGATCGTGCTGAGCATGTCTTCCATGTTGATATCCACTTTCTCTTTCAGACGCGGGGGATTGCTCGTGCGAGAGGGCGCGCTTCAATTTCACCGCCGCACTGACGGCACAGAACCCAAAGCGCATACGCCTCGCGCGCAGTGGGCGCGACGCAGGTGGTGCCGAACGTGGTGCCACACCACCAGGCGCCGAAGTGCTTGCGGACGTGCGGCTTCACGGCATCACCCGGCCATTGCGATGCTTGCGCGCCTGGTCGGCCTGCCAGTCGTCACGACAGCCGGGGTCGCAGAAGTTGCGGTCGGGTTGGATGATTTCGCTGCACCAGTGGCAGGCGCCGCAGGGGATGAGGCGCGGGCCGGTGCGGGCGGCGGTGATGGCGCTTTCGGTGTCTTGTGCGGCGCGTTCTTGGGCGTAGTCGATGGGGTCCATTTCAGCGAGGCCCTTTCGTTGGGGCGTATGCGCGCCCTGTGACGATTTGTGAGAGGGGGACGCCCGTTCCTTCATCCCGCCACTTTGGATCGCTTGTGGCGCGGATACGGGCGCCGCGCAGGCCGTCAATCATTCCGAGCTTGTGCAGCTCTTTGGCCAGGTCGAACAAGGGGGCCAGTTCGGTACGCAGCCGGGCATTGAATTCGGCCGTGTTTTCGGCCGTGCAGACCATGCGGGTATCGGCCATTTCAAACTCTGTGAAGGGCGTGAAGGGGGTGCAAATCCACCCTTCACGTCTCAAACCCGCTCTACTGCTTGCTTGTGAAGGGCGTGAAGGGCGTGAAGGGTGAAATGCCGTGTACGTGAAGGTTTGTGCTTTGTGGTTTTTGGGTATGTGGGTGCGTGATGCACGCGCACACGGGCGCGCGTTTAGACCCTTCACGCCCTTCACAAGCCAATAGCCATGCGGGTCTAGGGCTTCACGCGCACCCTTCACATACCCTTCACACCCTTCACGCTTGTACATGTGCGCCCGCCTTCCAGTCTTTGATGGCGTTGCTGAACACGCTGGCGCAGTTTTCAAACCAGACGATGCGGGGCTCGCCCACTGGGGGCTCGTAGCGATCTGCCGGGCCGATGAAGGTGCTTTGGCGCTTGGTGTCTTTGCTGCTGTAGCGCTCGACCTTTTTGGTGCAGTCTGGTCGCTTTCCGAGGCTGCCCATGAGGGTGTGCTGGGGGGCAAACCGCGGGATTCCGACGCGGGCGCACCAGGCCCGGTAGAAGTCGTAAAAGTCTTCCGATCGCGCGGCGGTAGCCGGCGGGATTCCGTCGATCTGGCCGTTGACCCAGGCGCCCCAGAACCGATCGGTTGAATCCATCGATAGGTCTATTAGGTCTTGCTTGGCCTTGGTGGCGGGCGGCTTGCTGTGTTCGTTGAAGTCGCCGAGATCCAGGTTGAGCAGGTAGTGGTACAGCGCTTCGATTCCGCCCTCGGCGACTTCGGCACCGATGCGTAGGTAGAAATCGGCAGGGAGTTTTGCAGGCGTCCAGATGACGGTGTAGCGGCGGTCATCACGCTCCAGCACGAGCGGCTGCGTTTCGTTGCTGAGGAACACCAAGTTGACGTGGTTCTTTTCGTCGTGGGCGC